GAGTTAAACAAAACAAGTATATTGCCGCTATAAGTGATAAGGTTGCAGAAAGTAAGTCTGTAATCAATAACATAGTCAAAAACGTGTCTGGAATCGCCCTCCCGAACGTTCCTACGAGTATTGAGGGTATAAAACAGTTAGGACTATCAAAAGGTATAAATGCCGTTGCTAGCAAGTTAAAAGACAATGCTTTTGTTAAGTCAGCAATAGCAAACTTTAAACAGTTTAGATCAAGTGCTACGTCTTTTATTAAAGGATTATTCTAAGATGATACAAACATTGAGCATCCTCAAAGTTTATTGCGAGTTTAGAAAAAAATTTTCCAGAACAACTTTATAGCGGCCATAAGAAAGGTCTCAATAGAGCAAATGTACAAAGAATGTAAGAATAGACCTAAGAATTACATAATCTAAAAGGAACAAAGACAATTTGAACAAATATGATAGAACAAACACTCAATAAGTCAATGAAACAGAAAGGTCCTAACAGATGGCCTAGATTAGTGCTTCGCACCGCGGATGCCTACGCAGATTGTTTAAATACGGATAAATATAATAGCTTGAGTGCTTTAAATACGGTCATTTATGGGAATTTTTAGTAAACATTAGGAGAATTATGGAACAGTATTCAGATTTTATGGGCAGAGATGGATTTGTATGGTTCATTGGTGTTGTTGAAGATCGTAAGGATCCTGAGAAACTTGGCCGTGTTCGTGTACGTTGTTTAGGTTTTCATACAGATGATAAAGAGTTATTACCTACGGCCGATCTACCTTGGTCGCATCCTTTGTTACCTATTACTTCATCAGGCATATCTGGTATCGGCCAGACACCTCTTGGCCTTGTTGAAGGTTCGTGGGTATTAGGTTTCTTTAGAGATGGTAAATACGCACAAGAGGCCGTTGTAATTGGGGCATTGCCAGGCAAACCTACTTACACAGGTGCAGAGCAGTTACAAAAGGGTCTAGGATTTTCTGATCCCAATGGTGTCTATCCTTTAGATGTCTACAAAGATCACGCAGATACAAACAAACTGGCCACCAATGATGTTGAGATACCTATACTTGAATTACGTAAACTTGACAGAATACTTGGTATACCGACGGCATCAACAATAGCAGTATTTGACGCAGCCTCTGAAGGAGAACTGTGGTCCATGCCTGAAAACACTTACGCTGCTGAGTATCCCTATAATCATGTGTTTGCAACTGAAAGCGGCCACATTAAAGAATATGACGATACACCCAATGCTCGTAGAATATTAGAATATCATGCAAGTGGTACTGAAACAGAAATAACAGATGATGGTACAAGAACCACAATTCTAAAGTCTTCCGATTACAATGTAACAGAAGGCAATAGTAACGTCTATATTAAAGGTAATAGTAATACCACCTTAGGCGGCCATTACAAACTCTTTTTAAACACAGATGGTAAAACAGGCAATAACTATGATATACAGGTCGGCCCTAATGCAAATGTCAATATACAAGTAGATGGTGGTAATGTCAATGTATCTGCCTTTACATCACAAAACGGCCCTCAAACAGTTGGTGGGGATATAAACCTATATGCAGGTAAAGACATTACTATGGCCGCTACAGGCCAGTTAACCATTAGTGCCAATAAAATCATAGAATCATCACAAACAACAACCACAAGAAGTGCTCAAGGAGAGTATCACACATACGGTTCTCCTATTGACCATAATTAAACACTATTAAAACTAGGCTGGCCTTGTAATCTATAAAAGTAGTAAGTAACATATGAATATATCGAAGCGGCAAACTCAAAGCAAAACCTTAGCCTCATATATGAAAATTTTTTTCGTGCTATTTTTTGTGTTATTAGTCGGCTGTGTCAAAGTGTCGGTATCATGTAAAGTAGAGAATATAGAAGAAATCGCATCCGCGGTCGAAGACTGTAAAGAACAACCTAACATGGCCATTACTAAAGAGTTTTGAGGATACAAAGTATTATACATAGTTATGTTGAGTCCCAGAGGAAAGTGCTAGAGCTAGCAATATGATTACAATTACAGAAACAGCAAAGTGGCGTCTATTTCAAGTTAAACTGAAAAACAAATCTCGTTACATACGTTTAGATGTAAAGGGAGGTGGGTGTGCAGGTTTTAATTATGAATGGTCTTTTACAGAGGATAAGGAAGACAATGATATGTTATTAGAAAACGTTTTATTAATATCAAAGGATTTAGAGTTTTACTTATTAGGTACAGAATTAGATTATATAGATGAGGCCTTTAAAAGTGAGTTTGTAATTACGAATCCAAATAGTAAGTCTAGTTGTGGCTGTGGTGAGTCGTTTTCTATTTAAACGCAAAAAATTTTTCGCAAAACTTCGAGTAACTTGAGTGATAACTTGTGCGGATTTCTTATAAATAATACTATATAATAAATTTATATAATCTTATATTTTTTTTTTACTTCCGAACATTGTCGAATTAACCCACAAGAGGACTTACACTTATGCCTAAACAGCCTAAGAAGATTACACTTACGTCTTTAAAAAAAAAGGCACCTAAAATACCGTCACATACTTGTGTCAGTATAGATAATGTTATAAGTAAATTAGAAAAGTTAGTTGAACGTAAAAAGGCGTTAGATAAAAAGTCACTTAAAGACTTAACCAAACGATTAGAAAAATTAAGAACGGCCAATGAAGACCTACGAGAAGGTGGTATCTATTGGTACGAAAAATTAAAACTGTTATTAAAAAATAGATAGGAGGTCTCCTATGAATTACTACGTTACAGGAACACTTATTATATTATTAGTTGCGTTTGCATTAATTGTTGGACCTTATTCATATTAAACTTTTGTTACAATACACTTTTAAGGTCTAAATAATTCTGAATGTTTATTAAAAAACTTATTCAGAAAGTAAAAGATATGGAACTAGGAAATCCTGTCATTACTACCCTTGTTGGGTTAGTGGTGTTCTATATCGGTCTTAAAATGTTTTCTGGTGGGATGAAGTCTATGGGTAATTTAGATCATCTTGCCTTTTTTACACACAACACCGTTTATATGTTTTTTGGTGGTATTGTTATGACATTGCTTTGGCAATCATCTTCATTATCTACCACAGCGATTATTGCGTTAGTAGCTTCTGGTGCAGTACCTTTACCTGCTGCAATTGCAGCTGTATTAGGTGCAAATATAGGAACAACTGGAACAATATGGCTTGCAGGTCTTTTAGTTTCTGATGGTATGCCTAAAGGGGATACTTTAAGAATTGCAATGGCACACACTGGTGTAAATATGTTTATGGCATTAACGTTAATGCCTTTTGTAAAACATATTGCGAACTTTTTAAACCGATTTTAAAAATAAAAACCTCACCGAGAGATAATTAACAAAAACAAAAGAAAACTCTCAGTGAGGAAAAACAACCCTTATAGGGTAACTGTAAAACTATTCATTATCCATTTCTTCATAATCTATCATCTGTTGGACAATTTCAAAGGTATCATCTAATGCTTTACCTTCTACTGTTTTCCAAAATACATCTTTTGAACCATTTGGTGCGGCCTCTGATAATGTATAACTTTTATCTTCACCATCATTATAGATACCAGCAAAGTCCATACCAGGTTCATAATATTGTAAGTTGATACTTACATCATCATTATTATCATAAAAGTAATCAAACGCTTCTGTAGGTGGTCCCCATGCAGATTGAAAAGAAAAACATAGTTTATCACCATCTCTTTTAGCACCATAAAACTCTTTTACATCCCATTTTGTTCCCCAATTATCAACTGACCATTGATACCAATTTTCTTGTTCTTCTTTTGGCATAGGTCTTAAATGATTTAACAAGCCGTCTTCTTTTTCTTTATCATTATTTTTTTCATCAACAATGGCCTCTATTTCATCTAATATTTTTTTAGGACCTTTTATTTCAACAAAATTATCACACCAGTTTGGCATAGTTTTCTCCTTTGTTATATTCCATATTCGTTTAATCTAAAATCTACAACAGGCATAAAGTCATAAGCATATTCATTATCAGGCAATGCACCTGACATTTTAACTAACGTATCATACGGTTTACGTTTGTCAAAAAACTTTTGTAAAACAGTTTTAAGATTATCAGACATTGTATGGGCAATACTATTGTTAAATTTACAAAACAAAGTACCACAAACTACATTGACATCGGTAGCACCAACTTTCTTTGCAACTTCAATAATTTCGTTTCTTAATTGTTCATTTGTCATAATATAACTCCTTTGTTACAGTTTTTCTTTGTATTCAAAATGGGTCCATGATTCAGACTTCTCTTTTGAATTAGTTAATATTTTCATACCAGGTCCGTATTCATTATTACAAGCAAAGATAGCAGCGTCATAATCATTATACAACTCTTTTAATACTTTGCCGTTTTTTGTTACTTGATATTTTATCATATTATTTTAAATATAAAGGTCCTGTCCATTGAATTGGATAGTTACCTGTTAATACATTTCCTCTTGGTGAGTTTAAAGCAGGTTTATTATAACCAGCGGCCTTTAGTATATCACCTTTTTTAAAATGTTTAAAATCTTCTTTTACGATAAAACAAAAAACGCCAGTATCTTGTACAATCTTAATGTACTTTTTACCTTCTTTGATTTTTGTTTTAGAATCCCATTTATCAGTTTGTTCTAATGCCCATCCTGTTAATTCTTTTTTACCATAACTAGTTGACATTGCAACATAGTCAGCTTTTGCGCCAGCCATTAAGAACTTAATTCCTTCGTCTAGTGTTTCGCATTTTTGTGATACTTTAATCATAGTGTTATTTGTCCTTTTTAGTTTTCATTATTTGTATTACTTGAAATAAAGATTTTGTTTTAAGTAATTTGTTTCCATAAGCAACTCTTTTTTCAAGTTTTTTAATTGCAGTTTTTAATTGTTTATTATTCATTATTTTTGTAATATAGCAGTTAATGTTCCAGTAAGTATTCCAGTCAATACTAACATGGCACCCATAAAAAATTGATTTTCTTCAATGGCACCAGCAGCAAAAAACATACTGAATACAAAAATCATAAAACTTATCATTGATATTTTGTCTTTCATAGTGTTTCCTTTCATTATTT